GGATTCGCAAGACCAAATCAGTTCCCTTCTATGGGTACGGTAATAGGTAAAGCACTGCAAGACTTTGATGGTTATGAAGGCGTCATTGAAGTTGCAGTCGGAAGATTATAAGGATAATAAAATGGCATCATACGCATATACAGCAAACTCAGCTTCGCCGTCAGCATCAGCAAACATTGCTACGGATAAGGTGAGGATTGCTACATCAAATGTTGGGATTCAGTACACTACTAGTTTCCCGAACGTAGCACTGACTGGTACAGTCACTTGCGCTACAAACAGCAACGTAATTACAGGGTCAGGTACATCGTTCACTACTGAGTTAAATGTGGGTGCATGGATCGGAAACACAGGTGGTAACTCGGTGGGTATCGTACAATCAATTGCTAACAACACTAGCTTAGTACTAGCTGCAAACGCTTTAGTAGCGATCAGCGGAGCTAATGCAAGATATAACCCATACGGTGTTGCTTATAGTGTAGCAAACGCTAATAGTCAGTTTGTTCCACCTAACACTACTCTCAATAGCGTGATTGTTGGACAGGGAAACGTGGTATCATATCTATCTGTTGCAGGTGCAAATAGTTTGTTTACCATCACTGAACTTGGTGCTCCTCATGCTAATACTGGTACTTCTGGTGTTCTCGCAACTCCGGCAAACGGGGGACCAACTCAATAAGTTTTTACGCAATAAAGCTAAATACATCATACGTTCTCACAAGGGGAACTTATGCAGCACCCACTGCGTAGCGACTAGAACTCGCAACCATAAGGAGAAAACAAATGGGACGCCCACTAAAAATCGCTAAGGCTCAAGCAATCTTGACCATCACTGATACAGCCGAAGCAGGCAGTATCGTAACAGTATCAGAAAATCTAATCACATCACCAAACGTTGGTGTATATCCAGGAATGCCATTCATCGTTGCTACTACAGTCGGTGGACTCGTAGCCGGTACAATTTATTATATCAATTCAATTCTATCTAATACTACTTTCGATGTTTCAGCAACACAACTAAGTGTTCAGCCGCAAGTTATGGCAACACTAACAGATTCATCAGGTGGTTCTGTAAAGGCATCTGTTGCAGTTGTTGATGCATACTTCAACAACCCAGTAGGCGGCGCAGGTTTCCCGGCAACAAACTCTAACACATACGGCGTAGTCGGCGGCAACACAGGTATCTATGGTAAGCAAGTTCTTTGTAACGTAGCATTTGGTGTCAATGGCACCGGTACAGTCTATGCTGATACTGGGAGCAACGTTGTAGTTGGTCTTGGTACTGACTTCGCAAATTTGGCAACAGGTTCTATCTTGTTTGCAATTGATGCAAGTAATAACGTAAATCTATTAGGTACCGGTACAGCAACAAAAGGTAACTTGACTGTTGCAGTTGCTAACACAGCTAACACCGGTAACATCATCGGTACAAGTGGCAATTCACAAACATTGACAGTAAATACACCAGTTGCATTTACTGCTAACTTAGGTGGTCTAGTAACAGGTACTACATACTTTGTTAAGGCAATTGCTAACGCGGCTGCCTTCACTGTTTCTGCAACACGCGGTGGCGCAGAAGTAGATTTATCAGATGCTACAGGTACACCAAACGCTGTTCAGAACCGTGTTGTTTTAGGTGCTGTATCAGCAAACAATGCAACAGGACCAACTGGTCTAGGTGATCCATTCATTCAGGCACTTCCAGAAGCAGGCTATATTGTCCGTCAAAAGGGAAAGACAAAGTATCTCGTAACTGGTGCAGTAACTAACATCACCGGTGCAGCTTATACTGCTAACGTTGCGAACACTGCATTGACACCAAATACGATGTCGATCATTGCAACTAATGCGGCTTCTGGTACACAGTATGTTTCAAGCATCAACAACTACGATAGTGAACTATTCCCAGCAACAGTTGCTCCTGGTTCACTAGTAATCGGTACTGTATACACAATTTACAGCGCAGGTACAACAAACTGGACTTCAGTTGGTGCTATGGCTAACATGACTGGTATCACATTCACTGCTACTGGAACTGCTTCTGGTACAGGTCTTGCGGTATTGGCTAACGTTAACCCGGATGTCATTTCATCGTTCAACGCAGCCGCTGTTGCGAACGTAGACAATGGTCAGCCGAACCCAATCGTAACTATCAACAACGCATAAGGTAGATGACTATGGCTCAGCCCTCTTCCGTTCACCAACTCAAGCAAGCTGAGACCGAAATTGCGGTCCTTCAGGTTCAGTATGGAAATATCAATGAAAAAGTTGATGATCTAAAAGCTGACCTGAAGGACTTTCGCAATGAGATCAAAACGCAAATACAAGAAACACATGATCTAATCAAAGGGTTTCAGGATGAAAACAACGCCCAGCACGACGAGGTTAATAAGAAGATTTCTGCGCTAGAAAAATGGCGCTGGATGCTTATGGGTGCAGGTGTGTTAGCAGGCGCATTAGGTTTCGACACAATACAAAAACTAGTTGGAATGTGATACGGTTATTAACCAGTTAATATATCTAGCTTTTCTTGAACAACGTCAATGTTGACAGTACTAAACAATCCGGGGTGTAATGGCTTGGGATATAATCCATCTCCTACCCAAGCATAACCCACATGTTCATCGTTTAATTTAGGAATGAATTCATCTCCTACTTCGCAGAAGAACGTATGATACACGAACGTATTATTCACGAATTTTTGAATAGGAACAAATTTTAGAGCGGGGTCGAAGAACCCTATTTCTTCAGTGCATTCTCTTTGAATCCCATCTAGTAATGTTTCATTATCCTCAAGTTTTCCTCCGGGAATACTCCACGTTGGGTTTCTCATATCCGACCTGAGTAGATACAGATATCTAGCACTAGATTTGCTATAGAAGAAGACGCCGACTGCTTGATGAGACATTTTAGATGACGATGCTATAATCGCCCTGATCATACCAACCTTCGTATGACTTCATCCACATTCCATCGGTATTCACGTAGCGATACTGCACGCTAGTCGTTAAGTTAGTGACAAACTGCACAGTGGTTGAAGCTTGAGAGTCAAAAGATACAAACCATTGCCCGGTGTTGGCGTTAAACTGAACAATGTCATTAGCATTTGCGACTAGCCCTCCCCATGAAACAGTGGTAGCACCCGCACTGCCGATATCTTCTACAATTAGATACCGTACTCCTGGCATCGGGCCTGGCAATCCTGCATTGGGCCCAGTTAATTGGGGGTTAATGATACTGTTCACGGGAGCTAGCGTGTTTTGAGGTAGGGTGTCTTGGTCGATATTGTAGATCAAGAATCTATCATCCGTTGGATCAGGAACAATGGTACCTACAATGTCGTCATTCATATACGGATTCTGTAGCCAAATCTGAGAGATGCCGGGCTTGATGGCGCCGTATACGTTCAGCAGCGCAGACCAATATAGGTTAGTATTAGGACTATCGGGTAACGCTAATGCGTCGTTGGATGGGTTAAATGCTTCATTGGCAGGAAGTAATTGTAGTCTATTACCTAACAACAATACTTTATAACCATAAGGTGTAATCTTTTGTCTAGTGCCAAGCAACAACTGATCGTCTTGGACATCCAATAGAGCAGAACCTTTATAGATAGAGGCGATGATCTTTTGGATGACTCCCATCTTCTTGAGCTTAGAACTAGTGCTGATCCAGATAGGCATATAGAACTTCCAAGTCATGACATCGATCGGGTTGTTAGTTCCAACTGGAATAGTTCTGCTTGAGAATGTTATGCCGTCTTGAAATACTGCGGACAACGAAGTCCAGTCGATAAAGTTATCAGTGCTTTGAATTTCAAGAGCAGGATTGAATAGAGTTGCTAACTGTTCGAAGATTTCTAGCTTCTGCTGATAGTTAGTAGTCCAAAAATCTACGTTGACTCGTAGTGTATACGGAACAGGCATCAACCGTTCAACTGTAAACGCTTGTCCTTGTGTAGTCTCATAGCTTTGTGTATCTTGATTATATGCACGTTGTCTAACGTTTAGTTTATCGACGAACGTAGGATCCTGTGTCCATCTCTGATTGTACTCAATACCGGTAATGTAATATGTGATCAACGGCGCCGATGGAAGATTACTAGCAGAGTTGTTGGCAATGATAGTAGCTGCTTGTCTGCTTGAATCACCGTACATGATTGGTATACGTACTAGGATTTCATTACCGTTGGGATCCTTGCCTCTGGTGACATACCAGTTTGAAAATATCTTGGCAAATTGAATCAGAAAACGACGGACCTGATTGTCGTAGAAAAATTGGGCCATAGTTTGATATTACTCCGGTGGTAGAACGTCTGGCTTAGGCTGCAATATCGATGACAACGGCTGAGCTTCGGGAACCAGTTTCTCTTCACTATTTAGATAGATTTGATCGCTATCATTAATAAATAACGATTTCAACGAGCGGTCTTCAATACCAAAGCCTGTATCAGTCCTGACTTTATCACTGATCCTAATCCACATCAAGCCGTCCCAGCGATACAACAATTGAGGTAGATAGTCAATACGTAAGAAGTATTCACCTACTTGTGGATTTTCCGGGAAAGTGATACCTGCACCTGTTGTTGATAGCCTTCCTTCTTCTAAACCTGCTGTTCCTAACGGGAAGCCGTTTGGTGGTTGACCGTCGCCTGACATATATCCAGTGGTGTAGCCAAATGAGCGTGGACTTGCACGAGCAATGTACTG